CTATGCGTGAAGAACATCAAAACCGAATAGAAACCCGTCTTGCTCTCTGGAAGAAACAGAAGGGCATTTGTGTTTACTGCCAAAAACCAATCCCATATCATAAAGCTTCTCTGGACCATATCATTCCGGTTGTACACCTGGAAGAGAATATCGGACCCGAAAATCTAATCATGTGTTGTAAGTTTTGCAACAAGAACAAACTAGATCATATTATATTTACCAATCTTTTTGATCGAGAGATATATTTTATAATTGACATTCCAGTTTTTTTCCGATATGATTACATTACTGGTACGAAAAAAATTAAAAGTAAATGAGGATAACCGAATGAATCTTTTTAGAACGAAACCAAAAATTGAAGTTAACATTGATGCTGAGTTTGATATTGAACATAAACGAGTATTCTGTATTGAACGATTGAAGAACGGACAAACTGTTATTTCATATACAATGTTCAACGAAATTCAAACATGGTATATCTATACTACAGACGAACAGCACCAAACATTTGTCAATAGATTTCGCCAAAAGCTTATAAAAGAAGCATGGGAAGATAAGCAAAAAGATGCGTGTAAAGGAACAGATCGAACAGCAGAATGTATAAAACAACATGTCTGATATCACTCCAACAGACGAACAAACTAAAGCTATCCGATTAATAGCTATATGGTTCAAGAGTAAACCGAGAACACCTTTTATCTTAGGTGGATATGCTGGTGTTGGGAAATCAACTATAATTCCTTTGATAGTTGATTTCCTGCAACTTCAACATCATCAAGTACATTTCTGTGCTTATACTGGTAAAGCTTCTCTTGTTCTTCGTAAAAAGGAAATGCTAAACGCTACAACCATCCATCGTTTAGTTTATGTTCCGTATACTGATGCTGAAGGTAAACTAAAATTCAAAAGAAATCCTGCTTTACATACTGATTTAAAATTGATTGTTGTAGACGAAGCAAGTAATGTAGATACTAAATTGAAAACTGATTTAGAATCATACGGCATTCCTGTTCTTTATATTGGAGATTGTTTTCAGCTTCCTCCAGTATCTAAAGATCAAACTAATCTTATGTTGAAACCTAATTTCATTTTAACAGAAGTTCACCGACAAGCAGCAGATAATCCTATTATCCAGGTAGCACATATGATTAGGAACAATAAATATGTCAAATTTGGAAGACATGGAGATACGTTTTTAAGAACAAAGAAATTGCGTGATGAATGGTTGTTGAATGCATCTCAAATAATTTGTGGAAAGAATGATACTCGACATTACTGGAACAGACAGATCAGAAGAACAGGAGGAGTTTATGAAAAATATCCTGTTCCTGGAGACAAACTTATCTGTTTGAAAAATAATAATGATCTTGGATTGATCAATGGTATGCTTGGAAATTGTGAAGCATTCAATCCTAAAACCTGGAATTTAACTTTCAGAAATGACGATGATGAAGTCTGGAACTATTTGAATATCGAACCAGATATTTTTGCCGATACAAAAATAGAAATAAAGTATCATAAAGAAATCGATCAATTCGATTATGGGTATGTCATTACATGCCACAAATCACAAGGCTCACAATTCCCTGCTGTGCTAGTCTTTGAAGAAACTCTAGGTAGAGATGAGGAGATGCATCGAAGATGGTTGTACACGGCATATACTAGAGCAGAAAGTCTACTTATAACGATTGGAGCAGATTGATCTCTTATAAATAAAAGAAAGGAGATCGCCATGCAAAAAATAGACTTTCAAAAATTTATAACTGCTGTTCAAGCATCATTCACCAGAACCTTTAACCCTTCACAAACAACTGGACTTCAAAACTTAATAACTTATTTGGAGCAGGATGCAAACATGACAGACCTAAGATGGTGTGCCTATGCTCTTGCAACTTGTTATTGGGAAACTGGAAGAACCTTTCAACCCATTCAAGAGAATGGTCATGGAGCAGGGCATAAATACGGCATACCTGACCCTGTGACGCATCAGGCGTATTTCGGAAGGGGTGATGTCCAGCTTACATGGTTGGACAACTACAAGGAGTTCTCGAAGCTTCTGAGTGTAGATTTGGTAAATCATCCAGACTTGGCAGACGATCCTAAAATTGCATATGAGATTATGTCACTTGGAATGAGAAAAGGATTGTTCACTGGAGTTTCTTTAGGACATTATTTCAACGATACAACAAATGATGCAGTAAACGCTAGAAAGATTATCAATGGATTAGATCAGGCAAATACAATTGCAGGATTCTATACAAACATTTTGAGAGCATTACAAGGGAGTTTGGTATAAAAAATGGGGAGCTAACTGCTCCCCTTTTTATTAGTAACCCCTACGTTCCTTACTGGCCTGTCGTTTGGTAATTCCTTTCTCTGCGGCATATTCTTTGTTGGTCAGATCACCACCAGTACGTACAATACGAGCAGGAAGCTTGCCGGAAATCTTACCACGAAGCGATACCGGAACGGTGTTATCATACTTTACAACTACGGCTTTTTCTTTCATTGATTTCTCCTTTGGATTGATTTATCTATAGACAAAGATATCATATTCAACCAGAAAAGTCAAGAGATATTTTTAAGTTTTAAACTTTCAGAAATATGTCTTTTGTGTTCTTCAGAAAGATGAGTTCCTTTTTTCTTTTCTGAAAGTTTTTGTTTATGATCTTTCGACAATGTTCTTCCTCGTTTAATTGGTCTACCTTTCTTAGATAAAGATATTTTCTTACATGTTTCTTTTGAAACAGTTTTACCTTGTTCTGAATCAGATATTTTTTGTCTAGTATATTCAGAACAAGGTCTTCCTAAACCTATACCTCCAGCATGTCCTCCTATAACAAGATTGTATGTATCTTCACGTTTTACAAATGTAACATCAACTAAAACAGATTCTATTATATAAGCTTTTTCAGAAGATGAACAAAAATGAAGTATAGTTCGTTTAAAATTTTCTCTGCCATATTTTTTGATAGCTTTGGTTAAAGCTATTCCTCTACCAAGATATCCATCATCAATATTTTCGGTTGAATGTTTTCCAATATAGATTTTGTTGTTGATAAGATTAGTAGTTTGATATACGATATGATGCATAATATAGCTCCTTATAAATAGATATGAGGAGGACAGCAGTAGATAGCTCCACTGTTGTTTGGTTGCTTCGAACCAACCAAACTTACTCCTGTTTTATTTATATAAATAATAAAAAACCCGTAAGGAGAATGAATTATGTGTATAACAAATTTTTTACAAAACTGTGTTCAAAATAAAACAGAAGTAAAAGTTTTTCTGACAAACAAAACAATGTTAACAGGACGTATTATAACTTATGATGATGTTTCTTTTATATTAGAAAAATGTCTAGTTCTAATACACAACACAATCTCTATTGATCCAAAATAAGGAAATAAAATGGCAGGACTAACTACAATAGACTCTTTTAGGCACAATCTTAAAAGTATCGTAAGACCAAATAGATTTTTGGTAAATGTATTTCCTCCTTCAAGTTTAACAGAAGAAATATCTACAGAAGATTTGAAATTTTATGCTACCAGTGCAACCATTCCAGACAGAGCTTTCAATGAAATAGAATTGAAATATTATGGAATGACTTATAAAATGCCAGCAGCAGAAATCATTCAAGACTTGGTTATCAATTTCCTTTATGATGAAGATTGGGAAGTCAGACAACTATTCGAAGATTGGGCGCAGTTAGTTAATAATAGAAACGATGCTAAAAAAGGATTTCTGAAAGACCTATACGATGAATGCCATATAGATGTAAATCAACTAGATTTGCAAGGTAATATTATACAAACATATATCTTCAAATATTGTTATCCTAAACATGTTGATCAGACAGAACTTAATCAAGAAACTCCTGATACCATTGCTACATTTCAAGTAACGTTTGGTTATAGTTATTGGACAAACTAATATGACAACACCTTCTATACCAGCAAATAAATATACTGATTCATCTCTGATCTTTCATGTAGATTATCTAAAAGCTACATTCAACGATTTTGCTAGAACAAATCTGTATAAAGTCGAATTCATATTTGACAAAGCAACAGTTGTTCCTGAGTTTTTGAAATTAGAACTATTAGCAAAATCTGTAAACATGCCTGACTTTAACATAGGTACAAAAGAAATTAAGAGAATGGGACAGAGACTATATCTTCCTGCTACACAGAATTATGGAGATATACAAATGGTTTTTGTCTGTGATGATAATTATACACAGAAAAAAATGCTTCATAATTGGTTGTTCCAGTTAGTTTATAACACAGACGAAAATACTTTTCCGACATCCAGTAATTTTGGAAAATTTGTTACTAGAATATTACAATTAGATAACAAGTTCAATATTATTTTTGGAATAGAGTTTGGATTTTGTTGGCCTACCTCATTGGGCGAATTACAACTGTCTCAAGAATCAGATGCACAGATATCAGAATTTCCTGTTACGTTTAAGTTTAGCACATATAAAGTTATGGATATAACATAATGCCTACTAACTATATGAAAATAGATGAATTTTATGCAAACAGTCTGATCAATGGAGATAAGTTTCCAAATGGTCTTCTACGATTGAATAGATTCATAGGAATATTAGATATAACAAAAGCTCCAAAGACAGGATTCGACCAGGATTTTCTTACATGGCAAATTTTCAAAGCTACTTGTCCTGCATTGGCATTTGATGTTGAACATAGAGAAGTAGATATGATTCCTAGATATTATGTTAAGAACTATCGATACGATGATCTTTCTGTTTCGTATCTTGAATCCAGCAATTTGACTATTAAGAACTTCTTTTTTCAATGGATGAACAGTATTTTGAATGCTCAATCATATGTGAGACAATATTACAATGATATTTCTTCAGCATCATTCAAATTATATCCGCTAAATAAAGACGGAAACATTACTCGATATGATATTTTTAGAGACTTGATCCCGGTAAGTGTAGATTCTATTGAGTTTGATGCAGAGGGTGACGATGGAGGAGCAGCATTAACAACTATAAAATTTAAGTATATTTCTCACTCTATTGAAGCTAATGCATCTTAATTTTACTTTTTGAAATTTTATTTTTTGTTTCTTCTGAACAAGGAATTCCTTTATTCCATGCTGTTCTTCCTTTATGACTTTCTGACATTTTCTTTTTAGTATCTTCAGATTTGAATTTTCCTTTTGCACTTTCTGACATTTTTCTTTTAGTATCTTCAGTATGAAATTTTCCTTCAAAATTAGCATGTCCTTTTTGTCCAATTGAGATTTTTATTTTATGTTCTTTTGAAAAAATTCTACCTTTTCCGCTTTTTGACATCTTTATTCTGGTAGTTAGAGGTAAAGATTTTCCTTTTTTAATATTGGACATTTTTAATTTAGTTTCATTTGTATGAACATCTCCTCCACAACCACCAACACAAAGATTATAAGTATCTTTTCGTATAACAAAAGAAATATCTATTATTTGTGCTTCAACTTCATATGTTTGTTCTTTATTATAACAATAATGTAATATTATTCGTTCAAAATTTTCTTTACCATATTTTTTGATAGCTCTTTTAAGATTTTGTCCTGATCCTAAATATCCATCATCTAAATTATTTGTCGAATGAGCACCTACATAAATTTTGTTGTTGATTAAGTTTCGAGTAAGATAAACTAAATGATACATAGATTTTGCTCCTTATAAATAGATATGGGAGGACAGCAGTAATTTGCTCCTACTGTTGTTTAAATGTTACTAGCATTCAAACTTACTCCTACTTATTTATATAAATAATAAAAAACTAAGAGGAGAAACAAATATGTCATTACCAATAATTAACGAAACAACTAGCTTTATGCAAAAAGAACTTCTGTCTGGAAAAAAGATTGGTCTGAAACAATGGAGAACTAAAGAAGAAAGAGAATTGTTGTTTGCAACAGAAGGAATACAAGATACTGAAGATGGAAAACGAGAGATCATAAAATTCATTAAGAAATGTGTAGACGATCCAAACAAATTTGATACTTTGTCTAATACAGATTACATTAACTGTTTGATAGAACTTCGTAAGATATCTAAAGGATCGCTCATAGAATACAAACTAAAATGTTCAAAGGATAAGTTTGAACTATTCGATTCTATAAATCTGACAACAGATGTAAAAAGCAAAAAGTTTGACAGCAATCCTATTCAATTGAGCCAGGATTTATCATTCAGTATTAAAGAAGTTCCATATGTTGTGTATGATGCTCTTCTGAAAAAGTATGAGAAGTCTTCTGAATTCAATTTTTACTATACGATAAACTCCATTGATTCGATTGCTTACAAAGGAGAAGTATTCGATAAGTTTACAGAAGAAGAACTGATAGATTTTGTAGATGCTCTGCCCTCCTTAGAAAATGAGGAAGGTAAAAGCTTTTTGGATATCTTAACTGATGGGGTTGACAAAGCACAAGCAGAAATTTATCTTGAAAAAACTCTTACTTGTGGTAAATGTAAAACAGAAAATCCTGTAAGGTTTGGTGATCTATACCATTTTTTGGCTTTTTAGTATTCGATCTAACCCTGATCGATTACTTTAAAATGTCCTTCTTTATGAAAGACGAAATGGGTTGGTCATTGGTAGAAATAGATAACATGTATCCATATGAGTTAGATATCTACTATGGACTTACTGTTAAAAAATTGAAAGATAAACTTAACACATAACGAAGAGGATCAGCAATGGTCCTCTTTATTTTCTTTGTAAGAAAAGAATACCAATAAACATTGCAAGTATCACAGGAACTGCTTCTAACGTACCGATTAATGCAGAGCAAGTCAGTACAGCTAAACATATAACTCCCCACTTTCCAAAGACCAAAAACATAATCAATGGTACTCCAATTATAAACGGAAAGAAAGTACAGTCAAATATCATGCTGCCCTTTTCTTCGTCTGTCAAATCATTGTACTGAACAGCACCCATGAAACCTTTTTTAGGTACTGGTTTCACAACTGCTTTTTTGTTAGCATATACTTTAGGTTGCTTACATTCCTTTTTGTTTATTTTCATATACTCTTGTATTTCTTCTGGAGTATATCTCAACTCTTTCAGTTCTTTTACTTCTTTCAAAGTATATCCTAATTCTTTCCTTAGAATCTTTTCTTCAAAAGTTTCTCGCATAGTAATCTCCTTTATGAAATATCATATCATAATTCACACAAAATGTCAAGGATATAAATAATATAAAACTATATAGGAAAAATAAATGGCATCTGGATTAGACATACTCAAAAGTACATTAGGACTGCATGATGAAGGTGGTAACAAACTTTCTGGCAAGTCGAGCAAGTATACTCTGTTCAACGAGACACAGAATAAGATTATAACTGAATCTAATGATGTTACATATAGAGTAGAAGTATATGAGAAATTATTAAAGAGTTTTGTAGGAAAGTTCTATAACAAAAAACCAAAAACTACAACCGGCACAAGTAAGAAAAAATCTAACAAGACTCGTAATGGTGATGACGAAACTTTAGATTTCATCATACAGTA